AGTGAAGAGAGGTAACCCCTCACATCACCTCCGTATTGACGTTTATCAGGTCGGAACTTCACCGCCTTGGTAGTGAAGCCGCACCATCCGTTGGCGTTCCGTCTGACGCTTGGTTTCGCATCATCCCAGCTTGTTTCTATGCCCACGTCGCCATAACCGTAAGGTATAAGGCATTGTTTTAAATCGCCCTTTAACAGGCTCTCTAAAAAGGCATAAGCCGGGAAGTATTTACGATCCCTCTTTCCATCAGAACGCTCAGACCACCTTGAAACGTCATTTATCATCTTGAAGATGGACGTGTCCTTCGTGTGCTTCCAAAAAAATGGGCGCACATTCAGACCTTCAAAGTAATCCTCTCCACAAGACTCGTAAAAGTTCGAGTGGACAAAGGATTTGTCAAGATTAACCGAGAAGCCACAGTATTCCAGGACTCTCACGAGCTCTGGGTACACGCGGGCCTCGGCGATGATATCATCTCCGTAACACGCCGTGAGGTGCAAGTCGGAACCTGCCGCTCGAGCGAGCGCGTAGAAAATGATAGTTTCAAGCTCAAACGTAAAGCCGTTTCCCATACTGCTGAATTTGTTCGACACGTGCCACTCATTGTTAAGTGAGTACATATGTGAACGACAGCTGTCGAGAGCGGTGGCCCACTGCTCTGGGAGCAGGTACCATACGAGAGACCGGCTAATCGAATCTGAAACAGACTCAATGTCGACGGTTGTCAAGCGCCATTCCTGGGCTTGAGAAGCGAGAAAGCGATTAACCTCTTGACCGGTATCGAGGTTAATCCACCTACGCAATTTATCCCGAAGGATCTGACCAAGCCCAAGCTGAGCATACACGTTCAAGTGTGGCTCGATGGCAATGGCTCGGTCAGTTTTTGCGTTCTTTTCGACAAACGAGATGCTATTTCCTCTCACGAGAGTTACCTCGGTGACCTCATTCATCCATAAAGGACCAATAAGATCAGGAAAGAAAGAAAATAGCTCAGGTGTCACGTGTATTACACGTGAGTATTTTTGCGGGAGTGTCACGTTCCTCTTTACGAAGGACGTTGTGCCCGGTCCGAAACGCGGTGAAATCTCAGTCGGGAGAGGACCAAGGATCTTTGCGATTAGATTCTGTGCTTTTGACAGCATCGAGAACATCGTAGGATCATTGATTACGAGTTTTTCAAGCTCGCCTCCATACATGAGATCATCAAAGCGTTTGTTCGACTCAGCGCATCTGCTTTCGGACTTCCGAAACTGACTCTCGGCAGCTTGCCGTCGGTCAATTTTTGTCGGAAGAAACGCAGCTTTACTTAGGCCTTTACAGGCTTGGTAATCCTTGCGGAATAGTGCTACGTCAGCGTAGTCTCGAGGGTAAATCTTTCGATTCACGAGGTCATCGTAGCAGCCGTATTTTAGCTGCATATACACCGATAACGAAACCGGTGTATTCAACGACTCCAAGAAACGTGAGTAAGCGGAGACCGCTTGCTTGCGGCTGATAACGGAGTTACCAGCTTTAATATTAATTGACATTAATATACTCCAAAAGAGAAAGGTTCAAACAACACTAGCTTGCGCTAGAAGGATCCTCTGCCCAACATGTAGGCGAGGGCAATCAAGGCTAAGGCCCCAAGCACTGATAGAATCTGTTGAAGATTCACGGTCAGTACAGAGGGTCCAAGTCTTCGATAGCTGATTTAAGGATAGTGATATCCTCGAGATTAGCCACCAACGCCCGCAGGTGCTTTCGCAACTGAAGAGACGCAGATTGCGGAATGACAAACTCGACATTTGCTCGAGCAGTGTCAGTCACGACCTCGACTCCATTTACCGTCTGCTTAATCGGATACGCAACAGCATGCTTGACCTTGTAGGTTTTGCGTGTTGCTGACGGCCGATCGAACGTGATAGTAATGGAGGGTTGCATATCGCGGGACGCCTCACGGCGGTCCACGAGAACCGTTTGCACCGAACTTAACATTTCGGGGGCATACGACACAGCGACAGGAGTCGCAGATCCATCATTGATGGTAATAGCACCAGTAAACTGAGGCATGATTTCCTTTCTAGCTACGTGAATAGCGTGGGTTAAGTTACCGTTTCGGGCCTAAGGCCTGTCGCGATAACGCTAGCGCGTCGAGGATTCGATTAGCGCTGTCACTGAGTGTAAATGTTGGCAACGGCATAGACAGGTTAGGGCTAACAGACCGGATGTAGTACCGGTTTTCAGCTGTGGCCTGACTGTACGTTGTTACACTCCATATCGGTTCCGTTGGGTGGACGTACGAAGACGCCCCGGCCAGATATGTATACTCAGTGTTTGCCTGCAAGGATTCCCAACTTGTCCATATTGAGACCCCTGCCATGGCGTCAAGCGACGCTAGGTACGTACCAATTGGAATAAACCAATCTACTACGAACGAGAGAGGAACTACCTCCCAAAGCACCGCTACTGGATTTAATAAACCCAGCCGTTTGAACGCTTGTACTTGCGGAGTTACCGCATAGTACAGGCCGATACGAAGCCTACCGTGCCCGATCTTTCGAGATCGGAGCGCAGTAGTTCCGGTGTAAGCATATATACCGTCCTCTTGATAGAGGCTAGTACTACCTACGACGACGCGTTTTAACGCTGGTCTCACCACATTGCTGCGATCGTACAGGGCCTTTAGGGCCCCATTAAAATCGCTCATAAGAGGTGATACAGCGTAACGCCATTCAAGCCACTTCCCAGCAACCTTATGTTGAAGGCTCTTCTGGGTGACAGGCGGCCGCTTCGTTTTGCGAAGCTTCCGCATTCGTCTGACCTCACGCATATCACCGCGCTTTACAGCTCGGTAAGTACGCACAAGTGTGTTCAGAGCATCTTTAAAGTAGTTCATGGTTTCCGGTAATTCGGCTATGAAAGTGCCTAAACTCCAGACCTCACCTTTCACCTTCGTACGAAGCTTAGTAACAAGTGCCTTTCGGGCA